TTCTTTTTTGATTTTAAAGAGGTAGATCATGTAACACCAGAGAGAGGTAAGATGATAGTATTTGATGGACTAGACAAGCACGCAAGCAGTAGTCCAAGCAAGGGGTACAGGATAGCACTCAATGTTAACTTCAAACCTAGGGTTACATAATGCCCATTTTGCCCAAATTGTCTTGAATTTATGACAGTTTTGTGGTAAACTGTTTGAAAATGTGGTTAAATAAACATATACGCATAACCCAGTATGCACCTATGTTTCCTAAATCCGCTATCTTGACGCAAGAACAAAAGAAACTTGTACGTCATGCTCTCTTTGCCTTACAGAAAGAGTATTATCAAAAGTTGGGAGAAATTCCACCCGCTAAACTAATCTTATTAGATGAAATTGCAACAGCATTGCACCTTAGAGATGAATACCTATGATGATTTCCTTGACGAGGACTATCATCAAGAGTTATTGTCTATCCTCACAGGGTGGGAGTTCCCTTGGTTCTACCAGAATACTCTAACAGCAGGAAGTAGAGACGTTGGAGCATTAGGATTTAACCATTGGTTAAAGAATGATACTGACCCAGAATTTTCTNNAGCACTAGGGTTCAACCATTGGTTGAGTAATGAACATGACCCAGAATTTTCTGAGTTAATATTAAAAATGCAAGAGAAAGTAGGTGCAAAAGAGTGTTATAGAGCAAGATGTGACATGACAATGTATAATCCAAAAGGATATAGACATGACTTTCATACTGATGCTAAACACCCACACCGAGTTTGCATATATTATGTGAATGATAGTGATGGAGATACTATAATAATGGGAGAAGATAATCACATAGAAAGAGTCACACCCAAAGCAAACAGAATGATTACTTTTAATGGTAAACATTTACACACAGGTCACAGTCCTCAACTACATAAATGTCGTATCTTAATTAATGCAAACTACTCACTTAACGGATAAAGTAATACCACTATTCTCTACACCTGTATTTGTAGAGGTAGGTAAGAATATGCCTGATGTTATTCCTCAAATTAAGGATTTAGAATATCATAATTATTCTAATAGACATAAAGGTGGAGAACAAACTACCAACATGAATATACTGGACACACTACCAGAATTAACAGAGTGGTTAAGTCCATTTGTTAAGGAGTATGTCTATGATGTCATGGGGTGTGATACTAAAAATGATATAGACA